CGAACCCGAGGAAGATGACAAAGGTGAATATGTCGTCCTATATCACGGCTGGGAGCAAAGCTGGACGGTCAAGAGCCGCCACGCGACCAAAGAAGATGCCGAGCGGGCCTGCCGCAACGCAGACCGTGCGACCACGGAGGCTAACAGCTCCGGGGCCTACGGCTGGGAATATGCGGTGGCCTTCGTTGACGAGGACGGCACCGAAGAAATCAACGGCCTGAAACTCACAATCTGCGAAATCGAGGAAGCATGAGTGCTCCCGCCAACAACAAAAACGCCGTCAAGCCTGCCGCTGAAAAGCGGCAGGCTCCGGCCATTTACCTGCGGCCGACACCAGCCGAGCGAAAGGAAATCATGCGCTGGGCACGCGGGCAGAAGCTCTCTCGCGTGTGCATCGCGGCGGTGCTCTCGGTAGTTCGAGGAACACCATTCGAGCAGCCCTAACCAATAGTTCAGCAATAGCGGCGTAGTCGCTGTTTGCTGCTGCGACAGTTCAGCCAGAATGACGGAAACCTCGAACCCGTTGGAAGTGGGATGAAAGGGAGTGTTGGGGATTCTGTCCAATGCTTTTTGGGCATAGTTTCAGCGCTTGAAATAACGAAAGAGCATAACTACACTAGAATCATGCCAGCGCTCAAGAACCCAAAACACGAAGCCTTTGCGAGAGACATCGCTAATGGCTCGACTGGTGTGCAGGCTTATCGTTCCTGCATCTCGGATGATTGCACGACGAGCAGCGCAATTCAGGCAGCTTCCAGGCTGCTTTCAGATGTCAATATTTCGTCAAGGGTTGAAGAACTGAGAAACAAGGCTAACGAAACACTCGAAAAGCGACTCGGCTGGACCAAGGAAAAGGCGATGACTTACCTTGTCGAAGCGCTGGAAACTCCAGTCGGCGAACTGGATCAAATGCACAGGCTCGCCAACGAGGTGACGCGAGATGAGATTATGGGCGGCGACGCTGAGGACGTGGCCACGATTACCCGGGTGAAAATCAAAGGCATTAGCAAGGCCGACGCCATGAAGCAGCTCGCGGCAATGTGTGGGTGGAATGAGGCGGAGAAGCAAGAGCACAGCGGCGAAATCAAAATCACCATTGTGAAGCAATGACCGAAATTCGCCTGCCTCACCGCTACAAGGTGCGCGACTATCAGCGGCCCATGTGGGAGGCGATGGACGACAAAAAGCGCGTGCTCGCTGTCATTCATCGACGCGGCGGCAAGGACAAGACGTTTTTTAATAAGCTGATTTGCCGCGCTGCCGAGACAACGGCCAACTACGCCTACTACTTCCCGACTGCTACGCTTGGGCGTAAAGCGCTGTGGAAGAATGTTGATGTCACCAACGGAATGCGAGTGATTGACCACGTTCCGCCAGCGCTGCTCAAGAAGCCGCCGAACGAGACGAATATGATGATCGAGCTAATCAATGGCTCAACTCTGCAAATCTTGGGGACCGATAACCTGGACGTTGTAGGCGGCAATTACTACGGCATGGCGTTCTCTGAGTATCAGAATCAGAACCCGATGGCCTGGGACTTGTCGCGCCCCATCTTGGCGGAGAATGGCGGCTTTGCATGGTTTAACGGCACGCCGCGAGGTGAAAACCACTTGTTCGACATGCTGAACGTGAACAAGGACAATCCATCCTGGTTCACGACGGTGCTTTCCGTGGATGACACGCACGCTATCACGATGGCCGACATTGACGAGGAGCGCCGGTCGGGAATGAGTGAGGCGATGATTCGGCAAGAGTTCTATTGCGACTTCACGGCCCCGAATGAGCGCGCCATCTATGGGAGGTTTATGAACGACGCTCTAGCGCAACAACGCATTGGTGCTTTTCCGGTGGATGGTCGCGCCCCTGTTCATACTTTTTGGGACTTGGGAAGCCCAAAAAACACCGTCGTTTGGTATGGTCAGCCGTTGCCGTATGGCGTCATGCGCTGGATCGATTGCGACTATGGGCTTGAACTGACGCTAGCGGAGCGCGTGGCGCACATGAACAAGAAGGGCTTCAACTTCGGAAGCCACTTCATGCCGCATGATGCGCGGCAAACTGCCCGACATGGCAAGACATTCGAGCAGGACGCTAGGGATGCAGGGCTGAAAAACATCGTCGTCGTCCCGCAGACTTCCAACATTTGGACCGGGATTAACCGAGTGTCCGAACTGTTCCCGATGTTTGAGTTTCGCTCGCCAGCTTGTGACGTGGGCGTCAAAGGCTTGAAAGCCTACGAGTCGGCCCCTGAATCAAGCGGGGGCATCGTGCGCAATGAGCCGCTTCATACCTGGGCAAGTCACATTGCGGACGGCCTGCGGACGTATGCAGAGGCAGAATCTCACGGCTTGCTGCCGTCTTATTCCGTGGGCGGGCAGGCTCGCCAAGTTCAAATCCTAACCGCCTTCCGATGAACTGGCGAGACGAGGCGATGAAAGTCTACGAGCGCGAAGAGTGCGCCCGTGGATTCTGGGAAGACTTCCAAGCCCATCTTCTGACCGGCTACGCATTTCAGACGCCCGACTTCTTTTGCATGGGTCGGGCCATCAATCGCTCCGCGCCCGTGGCTGAACTGCTGGACCCTTGGCGCATCTTCGATGAGGACAAAGCCGACGCTTGGCTTGTCTGGCTGGTCGCTGGCGACATGGCGAAGGCATGGGCTTGCTTCCCCTCGGCAAAGCCTTGGATTGGGTTCCAGCGGTCTAACCGGCTGCGCTGGCGGAAGTTTGACCGGCTCGAATCGCTGGTGTTGAGGACTCCACAAAGCGCTTGATTTCCTGCGGTTTCGTCGGCGTGCTTGGGCATGTGGCACTCACAAGCACGATTTGAAGCTCTCGGACACTGCCGTCTTTACAAGGGCAAGAACGACACGTCCAAGCAGGACAAGCTAGCGATGCAGCAAATGCAGCTTTCGCGGCAGCAGCACCAAGAAAACCTCGCCATTGCTGAGGCACAGTTGGAGCTTGCTAATCAGCCGATACCAGACGCGCCCCCAACGCCCCCGCCCGTGACCGAGACAAGCGCGGACGTGGCGCAGGCTGAAGATATTCAGCGCAAGCGCCTTCGTGCGAAGTCTGGCAATAGGTCCGTCTTCGCCGGCGAAACGCGGGGCTATCTTGGCGGCGTCGCGTCCTCACTCGGCAAAGCTGGAGGCCCCGCCTAATGGGTGCCAACGCCACAGCGATTCGCGAGCGCTACGACTCGCTAGCCAGTGAGCAAGCCGGATGGTTGAGCGCCTGGCGCGAGGTGCGGAAATACACGCACCCGCGTAATGCTGTGACAAGCACGAAGAAGCCAAGCGGGACCGCGCCCGACACAGCGACGACGACGCAACTCTTTGACCTCACGGCCTGTCATGCAAGCGCGGAGCTAGCTGCGGCGTATGTGCATTGGTTGTGCTCCAATGAGGATGCATGGTTCCGGCTGGATCATCCGGTGAAGTCTTCGATTGTTGAAGACTGGTGCGACAAGGCGACGGAAGTTTTCCGCGCTGAAATCCTGGGCTCAAACTTCTATGAGAAGATCATGGAGGCTTTCCTTGAATTGAACGGCCCTGGCACGGCAGCGGCGGCTATTGGGATGGGTGAAAATGGGCTTGAGTTTGAATCGTGGCGCTGCGGTCAATTCGTGTTTGCAGAGAACGCGAAAGGCAAGGCCGACGAGGTAATCAGGAAATACAGCCTGACGGCGAAAGCCGCGCTGCAAGAGTTCGGCGACAAGTGCCCGCTCCAGGTGAAGCAAGACGCGGAAAACCCCGCGAAGGCGAGCACCAAGCACGCCTTTCTTCACTCGGTCTATTATCGCAAGCCTGAGGAAATCAAAGCCGTGGACGCTGCGAAGCGCGAGGCTGGCAGCGTTGAGGCGCTACCGATTGCGTCCTGCTACGTCCACTACGACACGAAGACTCTCGTTCGCGAAGGCGGCATGTCAGTGATGCCCGTAGCTGTGGGCCGCTACATGGTCTGGCCATCAGACGACGAGAGCGATGAAATCTTTGGTTACTCTCCCGGCTTCATGGCGTTAGCCGATGCGCGCAACGCCAACTATCTCCGCGAGCAAGAGCTAACATTGGCAGGCATTGCAGCCGGTCCCCGCGTGCTGATTCCCAAGACGCATCAAGGCCCTGTTGATCTTCGCCGCAATGGCGTCACGTTCGTGGATGACATGGCCAACGCCCCGCGTGAGTGGGCCACAGCGGGCAACTTCCAGATTGCTCGCGAGTCGCTTGAAGACTGCCGCCGCGCTATCGAGCGCGTGTTTCAGACTCAACTCGTTCGCCAGTTCGGAAGCCTGAACAAGCAAATGACAGCGACGGAAGTAGCGGCTCGGCAACGTGAGGCGCTTGTTTTGTTTGCTCCAGCTGTATCACGTCGCCTGACTGAGTTAATCCAGCCCTTGCTAGAGGCCGGTTTCGCCATGCTTTACAATCGCGGGGCGTTCCCCGATGTGCCCGCAGAAATGCAGAGCGAAGGCGGCGTTATTCCGCCAGCGGTGAAGTTCACAAGCCGAATCGTGCTAGCCATCGAGGCGCTCAAGACTGAAGGTTTCCTTTCGGTCATGGAAATTGGCGGCAGTATCGCGGCCATCAAGCCGGACGTGCTAGACAACATCGACATTGATAAAGGTTATCGTGAACTGGCACGCGCTCGCGGTGTGGACCCTGACACGATCAGGCCAGAGCTTGAGCGCGACGACATGCGAGCGCAGCGGGCCGAAGCGCAGGCGGCACAGCAACAACAAATGATGATGATGGAGGCCGCGAAGAACCCCGAAGTCGTGAAGCAAATTGCGGCAGCGCAGGGAGGGCGGGCATGAACAACCTCATTGCTCAACTCGAAACAACGGAAGGCTGGGACGAGGCCGCTAGCGCCATGATGGCGACTCCTGGCGGGCACAAGGCGCTAACCATCCTTTGCGCGTTTGAGCATCCGCTGAACAACCCCTTTACCGAATCTGACCCGATTGCTGCCGCTGTTCGCGCCGGTCGCCGGGAAGTCATCGCTGCCCTGTTCAGGGCGGCACCAAACACAACGCAACCACCAAAAGAACATGGCCAACATCACGAAAGCAGAACGCGCAAGACGCGAGGCAGAAAAGCAGAAGGCGGCAGCGAATGAGCAAGACCAAACGCCGCCCGTTCACCAAGTCAAAAGCGGTGGACAAGAGTTGCCGCAGTCACGGGAGGTGTCCGTATTGCCAGAGCAACCGGCAACACAAGCATCTACGGCGAATGACGCCGGATTGATCCCGCCATGCCCTCCCATGTCTCCGCAACTTGGCGCTCGGACGCCCGAGGTGGTTGAGTG